ATAATATAACATTACACATAAGCTATGTCAATTTATTAGAACTATTTTATATATCTAATTTATATATATAATTAATAGATATAATAAATATATATAAATAATATATCTAATTAATATATATACATTATATAAATAGATTGCCTTATTGTTGCCATAATATTATAATATGGTAAATATATGGCAAAGTGTTGCATAAATATCACACCTTTAAATGTTTCATGTGAAACATGGTTATTTAGAATGATTCTAATTAACAATCAATCACAGGTTGCATTAGGGGGTGTGACATATTTATACATTTTTACAAATGTAAAAAATAAAATTAATTACATATATAATTTGATTTATGTAATTAATAATGCAATAAGTAATAATGATTAAATTAAAAAATATAAATAAATTATATGGGTTTAATCATAATAATAATAAGGTGGTTAAAATGGTAAAAGAAAAACCAAATACAGTTGATAATAATAAACAAGAACAATTAACTATGATTGACAATATAGTTATTGGTACAAGTGAATTAGGAAATAAAAGAATTGTACTAACTAAAATGATCGTTAATACTGTTCAATCTGGAAAGGTAGTTTTAAAATATAAAGATAAAATTACAGGGCTAGAAAGAACATTTAAAAACATTAATAAAATAACTAACGCTGATGTTCGTGGCTTTGTTAATTGTTATAAAGAATATCTAGGTGTTGAAACTGATCCAACATGGGATAATAAAACTGATACAGGCAAAGAAAGATTAAGAATTTTAAAAGATTCTTTTTGGGTTGCTTTGCCTACAATCAAAAATGGTTGCTTACAGAAAAACAAATCTGGCAAAGAATTCACAGGTAACAAAAATAGTGAAGTTTTTGTAGATGGTGAATTTGCTAAAAAATATAGTCCGAACCCGTTGCATTCTAAAGAAAGCGATCAAGTTACTATGAAATTTAGTGAGTTGAAAAAAGCATCTCAAAATTACTTAAATGATAAGTCTACTGATTTAAGTAGTGATGAAAATGCAAGTAAGGATAATTCATTTGTTACTAATGTTAAGAAATTAACAAGATCAATCAATGCAAGTACAAGCGAATTAGTTTTAAATATTGCTAATGAACAAGCTGGAACAGAACAAGTTATAAAACAATTAGAAATAGCTTGTATTAAATGGTCAATAGAGTTTAATAAAGTTAAACAATCTAATATGACACCAGAACAAGTTGCTAGATTAAAAAAGACAGCATAAATAAATCTCAGTTCTTTTAAGGGGCTATTGGTTAAATACCAGTAGCCCCTTTTTTTTTATCCAAATTATTCTCAGTGATTTACAAGCTAGTCCATAGCTACAAAAAATCCTGATGTATCTCCCATTATTAACTGTCAACCATAAGAAAACTTTAGGGTAACCCCTGTAGATTTTGGGGTTACTCTTTTTTTTTCTATAAAAAACTTGATTTACCATAGGTATACGCAGGGGACAGGGGTACCCCATATATACACACATATAGGATCACCAGAAAATCCCTGAAGTCCATGTAAACCACCTAGTGGCCATATTTTAGGGCTAAATATTCCGACAATATTCCTAGGAATACCCTAGGGGGTAGTTATAAATTCTACTATAGTATATATGTTAGACCCCCCTGGCAGTGCCTAATAACATTATACACTCCATTTACAATTTTGTCTAGTACAATATTGTCGCAGTCTAAAAAAATATAAAAATTAACTTGACAAAATTGAATATAAGCACTATAATAGAAAGATATATTATTCAAAGGACACACATACACGCATACAACACTAAGTTAACATGGGTCATCACGAATAATACATAAATTATGCTAGATCTAGACATAAACAAAACAAATAAACTTCCTTTTAAGGAAATAATGGAGATAATAAACGCAAATCATGGATTCTTCTATAACGAAAACTCAAAAAAGAAACTTAACAGACATGCAAGAAACATTTCTGAACGTACTTTTTGGAGAAGCCCAAGGAAATCCAAGAGAAGCAGCTAGGATTGCTGGGTATTCCGACAATAGCTACCCTAAAGTTGTGCGTAATCTCCGAAAAGAAATTACAGAATTAGCAGAGACACACCTATCCACACACTCTGCTAAGGCAGTTAATAGGTTAATCACCTTACTAGACGAAGACGGCACTTCACCACAGGCAAGTATTCGTCTAGCAGCTGCCAACTCAATATTAGACAGAGTAGGTATAACTAAAAAAGATCAATTAGATATAAATATGAAAGCAGTACATGGAATATTTATATTACCAGCAAAAGATGGGCCTAAAAAGGACACTGATTGAAATATAACTTTATTGAAGAGTATAGTATAGATAAAGATCTTTGTAAAAGGTTAATAGAATTTTTTAAATCTGTACCTATGGGTACAAATACACCTTACTATAGAAAATTACAAGGTCAAGTAGGTGCTAATCAAGTAATTAAATCTATAAAAGATTCAACTGATCTAACATTTTCTAATAAGTTAATACTTAGAATAGGTGATATAAACATATTACCACAAAATGTGGCTGCGTCTAAAGCTATTAATGATTATGTAAAAGCATTAACAGCTTGTATGATTAAGTTTAAAGTTAAGTATCCATATTGTATACCAGATGGATCTGAAGTTAAATTAATTGAAGATATATCTTTACAACATTATAAACCTAAAGGTGGATACCATAGATATCATTTTGAAAGGTCAGCTGATTTTAAACCTATATCAACTAGACACTTAGTATTTATGACATATCTTAATACAGTAACAGATAAAGGTGGAACAGAATTTTATCATCAAGAAATGACGACTGATGCTGTAGAAGGTAATACAGTTATCTGGTCATCAGATTGGACACATACTCATAGAGGTGTGCCATCTCCTACACAAGATAAATATATAATTACAGGTTGGTATAATTTAGTAACATAATGAAATCAACAAAAATTAAAAAATGACTAAAATTAAAATAATTAAGATAGACCCACTAAGTGCGGCTCTAGATTCTGTAGGTCTTAGTGGGGGTGCTAGTAAATCAGCATTAAAATATATTAGATCTTTAAAAAAAGAGGCTAAACCTTTAATAGATAAAAGTTTAAAACAATTTCCACTTAAAGATAGACAGTTAAAAGGTGCAAGAGGTGCACCTATAAATGTAAAAAAAGATTTATTAACAGTTGATAAGCTACAAAAAGTAAATCAATTAAATATTCAAAACCCATCAGTTAATATTAATCCTACTATGATGAGAAATACTAAAAAAGTATTAAATCAAATGGAAAAAAATATTAAAAAAAATTATAAAAAAACTGAACAAGGTCAAAAAATTAAAACAGAAGATAGTAATTTTAGAAAATTTTTAAAAGAACAAAAATCAAGGAGAACTATCTCAACAGATTTTTCATAGTGGAATCAACAAAAATTAAAAAAAGGGCAAGAACAATACCTTTTGGATTTAAACAATCTGAAGATCCAGATTATTTAGAACCAATCACAGAAGAATTAGATGCTCTTAGACAAGCAAGAGAATATTCAAAGACTTGTTCACTAAGAGAAACTGCACAATGGCTACATAGAAAAACAGGAAGATACATATCACATGTCGGACTTAAAAAAAGACTTGCAAGAAATAACACCACCGAAACCGAAGAGAATAGTACAACAGAAAGCCAAGAAGTCAGTTAAACAGATATTAGCTCGCACTCGTAAGAAAGTTGCAAAGGCAGAACAAACTTTACGTTCTGCTAAGATATCAGCAGAAAATACTAAAAACAAATTGTTAACTATAGACAAGGCGTTAACTGGTAAAGAGACACAACTACTTACAGAGGATACAATAGAGGGTGCTCCTCAAACGGTACAAGAGCACATAAACCAGCAAGAAGTAATCTTTAAACCTAATTCAGGTCCACAGACAGAATTTCTTGCAGCTTCTGAGAGAGAAGTATTTTATGGTGGAGCTAGAGGTGGGGGTAAATCCTATGCGATGCTAGTAGACCCGCTTCGTTACTGCTCTAAGGCTCAGCACAGGGCACTCTTAGTAAGGAGGACAATGCCTGAGTTAAGAGACTTAATTCAAAAGTCTCAGTTATTATACTCAAAAGCATATCCTGGTGCAAAATGGAGAGAACAAGAAAAAGAATGGCGATTTCCTTCGGGAGCAAAGATCGAGTTCGGATACGCAGAGAACATGACAGACGCTTTGCGATACCAAGGTCAATCTTACACATGGATCGGAATAGACGAACTTCCACAATATCCTTCGCCAGATATATATAATTTTTTAAGATCTTCTTTAAGATCCGTTGATAAAGATATACCTGTCTATATGAGAGCTACAGGTAATCCAGGCAATGTAGGATCACAATGGGTGCGAGAAATGTTTGTAGAACCTAGTGAACCAAATACAGCCTTTGATGTAGGGATAGATACACCCAACGGAAAGAAATATATTACTAGAAGATTTATACCTGCAAAATTACAAGACAATCCGTACTTAATGCAGACTGATGATTATTACATCATGCTTGCATCTTTACCTGAAGTACAACGTAAACAATTTTTAGATGGAGATTGGGATGCATATGAAGACTCAGCATTTCCAGAATTTAATAGAACAACTCACGTGGTCGAACCTTTTGAAATACCTAGGGGATGGTATAAGTTTCGTGCTGCTGACTGGGGTTATTCTTCTCCTGCTTGTGTTTTATGGTTTGCTGTTGATTACAATAATAATCTTTGGATTTATAGAGAACTATATACCAAAAAAGTCACAGCAGATAATTTCGCAAGACAAGTCTTAACAATGGAACATGGTGAATATATTCACTATGGTGTATTAGATTCTAGTACATGGGCAAGAAGAGGTGATGTAGGTCCTAGTATTGCAGAGACAATGATACAGCAAGGTTGTAGATGGAGACCATCAGATAGATCTCCTAAAAGTAGAATTAATGGTAAACTTGAAGTTCATAAACGTTTACGAGTTGTAGACAAAGAACCAGGTATTAGAGTATTTAAAAATTGTAGAAATTTAATTAAAACTCTAGGAGTATTACCAACAGATAAGAAAAACCCTGAAGACGTAGACACATACGCAGAAGATCATGCTTACGATGCATTACGATATGGATGTATGAGTAGACCAACACATCCTAAGTTTGCAGAAAGATTTAGAACCTTTAGCACTCAAAATGATTTTCATGCAGCAGATAGTAAATTTGGATATTAAATTGGCTAAGAAAAGAAAACTACCAGGGATAGATAGAAAAATTTTTCCATATGATTTAGTAATCACATGGTGGGAAGATATTGTTGCTGATTCAATTTGGATTGATATACCTGATATAAAAAAATCAACTACAGCTGTTTGCTGTACTGTTGGCTGGTTAATGAAACAAAATTCAGATGTTACAATTTTAATGTCTGATTTTAATTTTGAATCAAACAATGATGTAAAACAAGGTGGTGGTCATACAACCATACCAACTAAAAATATATTAAAGATTAAAAAAATCAAAATATAGGAGAGAGCAATGGAAGCAAAATTTGATCCAAAAGCTAAAGTTAAACAAGGTCAATTAAGTGATGCACCTGAAGGCAAACAGCCTAACAGGGAACATACTAATATTGATTTTTCTAAACACACACATAGAAAGCAAGAACCATTTGAGTATGATGTAACTGTATCTACTAAATCTGGTTCTGAACATGTGCAGGATTCTTTGTTTAGCATGGCTGATGAAAAAGATTATTAATGAGTCTTGGACCCAGTAGTAATTTTATACCTGTAGTATATGCAGGTACTAAGAAAAAAAAGAGTAAAAAGAAAAAAAATAAAAAGAGGAGAAAACCCAAATGATGAAAAGATATATGCACGGAGAACTTGCACCTGATACACCTAAAGCACCTAAAGAGCCAATGGCTATTGATCCTAATTCAAAAGTAACTCAAGGAGCTACTTCTGGAGATGGTAATGATGCAAAAGGTAAATCAAAATCAAAAGTAGATCCAGCAATTTTTAGAATGGCTGAACAAAGAGATTACTAATGACTATACAGGATGCAAACATTACAAAAGAATATGCTAATAAACATTCTGATTCTAAAAAATTAACTAGATTTGAAAAAAATCTTTTAACACAGACTGGACCACCATCTCCAGTATTAGGAAAAATAAATAGATTTGGTAGAAAAAAAACAGAAACTTCTTTTACTGGAGATAAAGGTATGCGAGGTAGTGAACTAGGAAAAAAATACAAATCAGATCCTAAAAATATTGTAGATGTTGAAAAAGTAAAAGCTGCAATTGAAAAAGCAAAAGAAAAAGAAAATAAATAAAAATTAAGTAATATCTATGGAAGAAGATAAAAAAGATAGTGGAGGCTATGAAGCCGAAGGTAATGCTTTAGTTGGTTTAATCAGAGGTAAGTTTCAACAAGCTGAAACATCTAAAATTTATGATGAAAAAAGATGGTTAAAGGCTTATAGAAATTACAGAGGATTGTATGGACCAGAAACTGCTTTTCGTGAAAACGAGAAGTCAAGAGTTTTTGTTAAGATAACTAAAACTAAAGTACTTGCTTCATTTGGTCAGATAATAGAAGTTTTATTCTCACAGGGTAAATTTCCTTTGGGAGTAATGCCTACATCTGTACCAGAAGATATAGCTGAAAGAGCACACCTAAAACCTAAAGATCAACAGCAACCTCAAGAAGAAATGGGAAGTCCTTATGGATTTCCTGGCGATGGAGGAGCAATACCTCCTGGTGCTACAGTAAATGATTTAATGAAAAATTTAAATCAAGAATATGAAAATTTAGGTTTTGAACAAGGGCCATCATATACAGGTGAACCACAAATAGAACCAGCAAGATTAGCTGCAGAACAAATGCAGAAACTGATACATGATCAGTTAGAAGAAAGTAAAGCTATAACAATTATGCGTCATGTATTTTTTGAAATGGCATTACTTGGAACAGGAATTTTAAAAGGACCTTTTACAGATACAAAAGAATATAATCAATTTTCTACATCAGAAGATGATGAAGGTAATTTAACTAGAGTACAAGCAACTAAAATAAAAGCTGTACCATCTATAGAAGCAGTAAGTTGTTGGGATTTTTATCCAGATCCTAATGCAACTAATATGGATGATTGTGATTATGTGA